AACAATAAAACACTCATAAATCATTCCCCATCTATATGCAATTGCGGCTAAATCATCTGGCGGCATTTTTCCAATATATTCAAGAACTTGTTCCCTATCATCAAAATCTATTATATTAATAGCCGAAAAATCTTCACTATCGCCTCTCGACACATCAACGCCCATAATATAACGATGACCTTTAATTGGGTCTTTCCATTGCCACATTTGCCCCATCATATATTTTTCTTTGGGTTCACGACATTGTTCTTTTATAATTTTAGCAATTAATTCAGCAGGAATAACATTGTCGCCAGATCCGAGAAAATCGGCATCAATTTCTTGACTAATACGTCTTTTGTCGTATTTTAATTTTTTTGCCATATTTTCAAACCATGGAGAATATGGTTTATATCCATCTTCAATTAGTTTCTCATAATCTTCGGGATCCGCGTCATGGATTGTTATTTCATCATCTTTATATTCTTCCCTATTTAACATATAATGAACTATATCAGTAACTTTAATCCATGATAGATTTTTTGAATAACGAGGATCTTTATACCATTTTAATTCTGTTATATGAAAGTTATTTTCACCTCTAACAGCTTGAGCATATATACCATAATATATCGGGTCATATCCATTTGGCGTTGAAATCATAATAACCTTACCACCTGTTGAAAGGGAAGCCATTGATGCTGCCCAGAAATCTTCACCCGCTTCAATATAGGCCGCCTCATCAAAGATTAGAATTGTTGGGGTGTAACCACGAAGAGCATCCTTGGATGTTGCAACAGCTTTTACTTCACAGCCATTATTTAGTCTAAATCTGGTTTCCGAATTCTTTGCTTGAGAATACCCGACATTAATCCAATCGGGCCATTGATCAAGAAAACCCCTTACTTTATTCGCCATTTCAATAGCTGTATCTCTTTTATTCGCGACAATAAGAACCTTTTCAGGTTTTTCAGGTTTAGCTGTTTGTAATTGTTTAGATATCCAAGCCGCTGTTACTGTTGTAACACCCGCCTGACGATATTTTCTTGTTATATTTTCATTATAGTTTTCATAATCATTTATCAATTGAATTTGATCTGGAAATGGATCCATAGGTACAAATCTTGATTGTGTATTATCAAATGTTTGCAAATATGTTCTCAACGCATATGGAGTATCTTTGATGATACGAGCATATTCTTTAAGTTGTTCAATTTTAGCTGTCATACCTATAAATATAGAAAAAGTGGTCATTATAAACCACTTTTCATTTTATTATGTAATAATCTTACCTTTGATTACCTTGTTTACGATCTATCATTCTTTGAATTTTCTGAACTAATTCCCAATTTTCCTCATCAATTGCGTTATTCATTTCTACATTTAATGCATTAAGCCCCATTCCTGCTAATGTTGCGTTATCTATATCTTTTGCCGGGTTTTCGGTTGTGGGGATATCTGGATCTGGTTCTGGTTCATTTGCTGGGTTTTCGGTTGTGGGGGTGTTAGGATTTGGTTCGTTTGATATGCCTCCTATTCCCAATTCTTTCAAAAAGTCACGTAAATTTTCATCAGGTGTTTCATTAGAAATTTCTTTAACTTCACGCTGTAGTTGATCTGCTCTATTTGTGTTTAATTCTTGACTCTGTTGTTGATGAGCTTCAAGTCTTCTCATATTATCACGCGCGCCAGCAAGAACAATACCCATTAGTCTTCTTCCTTCTTCAGATTTTTGTAATACTTCTTTCATAAACACCAAAAATTCTCGAGCTGGCAGTCTAAAAATTGATGTTAATAAGAAGAGCTGAATCTGCTTTTGATTATCTTCAATTAAAATGTCATCTGGAAATAAGCTTCTCATTCTATCCCAAATTGCGGGTCCCAATCTTAAATCCCAAATTTCGTTATCTAACGTGTCTTCTATTTCTTTAACGTCAGCAAATCCTTCTGAAGGTTGTCCGTGTATACCAAGTACCTCATATGTTCCTTTAAGTAATTCATGAACTAATATTGGAAAGTTAACTCCCCAAGCGCATACTGTTACTAATTTTTCATCTGGCTGGCAATCACCGCCACCGCCTTGTTCTTCATCGCCACCGCCTTGTTCTTCATCATCTCCTTGTTCTTCATCATCCCCTTGTTCAGGATATTGGGGTTCCTGTGGCTCTTGTGGTTGAGTTTGTGGCACAGGTCGTAATACTTTTTCTTTACCGCCAATAAAATCATTACCTTGCATTGATCTCCCCATTAACTGATCACCAAATTGCCAATACAGAACATCATTAATAGACATTACTATTCCGTATTTATTAACGATTTCTTCCGAACCTGTTATGTTTTGTAATTCATTAACCATCATATGGTACATATAATGTCCTCTTTTCGATGCTCCCTGAAGAATCGTATTTATTAATCTTCTTTTCCCTAACTCCAAATTAAAATTACCCAATCTCTCAGCTAATTGTGCTTCTAATTGTTGGGGGGTAATTTGTTCTGTTGGTTCTTCTGGATTTTGTTGTGGTTGTCTTTGTTGTGGTTGTGGTTGTCTTTGTTGTTGTGGTACACTTCTTCCAAAATCCTCCGTTGAAATCCCTCCACGACTGACAAGATTCGGTTTATAAATAATCTTACCTTCGGGTACTCCTAATTCTTTTGTAACTAATTTGACCGCAAGTTCTTCTAATTCCTCTTTATGATTACTCTCAAGATCTTCAATTTCTTGAACAGCAGCTCCCATTATACCAATAAGAGGAAACATTTGTTGTTCATTATTTATTGATCGTGGAGCGTCCACCCCCAAATACTCTTGCATCTTCTGAATAACAGTTCTATATCTTTCTGATGATAATAATTCTTGGAAATTAGTATTTGGAGCATTCCATCCAGCTTGTGGCATTAATGAACCTGGAATTGTTGTCTGTCCTCCTGCAAGTTTTCTTTCGATATCGGGATGCGGATTAAAACCTTGCGGCTTTTCCATGGCCATTTCTCTTAGGTTCCTTTTAATGGCCTTAGATAATGATTTATCGTTGAATTTCATATTATCTATTGTTAGATTTTGTTTTAGCTTTTGGACCCGGATCCACGCCTGGACCCGGATTATATGGATCCCAAGGTTCTTCGTGTTCGGGTTTACCTGGATCAATATTAGGATCAACGTCAGGTTTAACATCAGGTTTTCCTGGATGAACTTCTGGTTGATATCCTGCTTTTGCTCCTGTATCTATATCAGAGTCATCGACTTCAGGTTCTGGCTCTCCGTATCCTAAAGATTTAATATAATCATTTAAGCCAGGTATTAATTCATTTCTTCCTGCAATTTGTTTTAATTTATCATATGATAATACGCTATCAAAATTCGCATTTGTTTTATTTTTTGTTGGTGAAGTCATCACATCTGTTTCTGATTGCTCGTTTAATTTAGATTGAATTAAATTTATTATATCACCCTTTGATGTAAAACATTTATTTTCCACTAGTTTATTAACCCATTTGTTTACTTTTTTACTTTCTGATACTGGCTCCGGCTCTTTTTCTTTTACTTTTACTTTTCCTGTTTTAACTTCTATATATTTTGTATATTTCTCGGGCACATTCTTTTTCATTCTTTTAAGTAATTCCACCTCGCTTTTAATACATTCACCTTTTTTCATTTTCGATTCGGCTTTACTATGAATTCTTTGTAGAATTTTTTCGTCTTCACTTTTTTCTTTCTTTTCTACGCCTAATTTTTCTTCTTCTTTTACTTCACCTTCATAAGTTGCGAAAGTTTGTTTTCTTGTTTTTGCGGATGAAATATCTTGCGTTTTTTCTTTTGGTATATTAAGAACGCTCGGAGTAGCAGCACCCGTAGTGGCATATTGTTCAGAAAGAACTCTCTCGGCCAACATATGAAGTTGTTTGTCGTTTAAATTAACTAATGTCTTCTGAGTAAATCCCTCATTTATTAGTTTTGATATTATGTCTTGCCTTTTCATGAAAATTTGTATTTTATTTCGTCATTTATTAGTCTAAGCCCCTTTGTCATTAATTTTGTGGATACACTTTCTACAGTTTCGCCAAAATGGAAAGATACTCTTTCGGGTCTTTCTTCAGCATCCATATTAAATTTTTCCCATCCTAGCGCCACAATTCCATCAACCGCATCTATTACTCCAAAATAATCAGAATTTTGAACCAAATCTAGTTCCAAATCTGAATTTTTTAATAAACCCACCAAATCTATTGATTTAATATCTGGTGGTGTTGCTCTTGTTGATGATGGTACCATGTACCAATTATCTTCTATTACATCTTCGTCTTTACTTTTACCAAAAATGAACTCGTATTGCCTCTGACCTTTATAGTCCTTTCCTAGCTCGTTGATGTATATAAGATACATTATCCTTCAAAATATTTACTTAATGTTTCTTTAACGCTAGAACTAACCATATTGTTTAATTCATCAATATCAAGTTCTTTTACTGCGCTTTCAGGAGCAGAAACTTCTGATCCAGGTTCAGGAACAGGAAGTTCTTCTTCCATTTCATTTTCTTCAGGAACAGAAGATTGTATATCCATATCGCTCAATAGTTCATCAAGCTCCTCGTCAGATTCATCATCAGATGGCTTTTCAGTATTAGGCGTTAGTCCTTCTGGCTCGTCCTCATCATCATACTCGCTTGCAATATCTTTCTCTGCAAATTTTCTTGCGGATTTATCTTCGAAATCTAATGGCTCATCTTCCTCATCGTCATAGTAATTACTATCATCCACTACTGGTTCATCTTCAAATGGATTATTAATTAACTCTTCCAATGCTGTTATTCCATCTGTTTCGCCAAGTTCATCTTCGGCTGGGGGAGTGGTATCGCCGACTTCGCTTGGAGCGTCTTCCGATCCTGGCTCGCCATTTTCATTTTCTTCAGGAAAAAATTCATCCAGAATATCATCTAAATCGCCAGATTGTTCAAGCTTATCAAAATCAACAGCAGATAATATCATTTTAATAACATATGTATAATCTTCGCTTTCAAGTTTTTCTTTATATGTATTTAATTTTTCTTGAAGCTTACCAGAAAGTTTTTGTATTGCCTTTTTAAAATCTTCTTCTTGGCCTTCAGGTGGCATTTCGTCTTCTGGTGATGGTGGTAATCCTTCATCAGGCGCAGGAGGGGGTGTTTCACCTACTGCTGGCGATGGTGGCACTTCATCTGTCGGCATCGGCATTGGTGCCTCTTCTTGTGGTTTAGGTATTGGTGGCTTAGGCGTTTTCAAAACATATTTTGTAGCTTCCTGCAATTTTTCTTGTTCAACAAGAAATTCTGCTTTTTTAAAGGCTTCGCCATACGATGAAAATTTATTTTTATTCTTCATAAAAAGACCGCCAATATAATCTAAGGAGCTTTCATTAAGTCCTCTTTTCACATAATAACCATCTTTTTCTTTAACAATTCCATAAACACCCGTTGCCGTTTGTTCAACAATCACACTTGATTTTTTTGAATCAGACGGTGATTGATAATATGTTAGTTCGAGAATACGCTTTAATTTTTCATCCGCGTTTAATTTCTCGCTACCTATTGGTTTTAACTCTCCCATTTTGATATGTTTAATAATTAATTATTCTTAGCAATAAATACTACTATAAGTTGAAAAATATTGTTTATTGATTAATGTACTGATAATTTAGTATCTGTTACTTCTTTTTTAAGATCAATCAATTTTTTGATATATCCGTTTCTTCTGAGTAACTTAAATGTTAAATTCTCATACGAATATTCTCCACCATCATCTAATCCACTTTGTCTGAATCTTTTTATTTTCTTTTTTACATCATCCACATCCGTTCTGATATCGGCCCGCTTTTCTTTTTTCTCTATCAAATCATCAATTATCTTTGCGTACTCTTCTCCTTTTTCTATTATTTTACGATCATCTATTTCTTTCTTTTCTTTTTGCGGTAAAATGATCCATTCATTGTTTAATACAGAATATACTCCACTTGATATGTGCTTTTCATTTACATCTTGAACATAAATTTCAACTTCATAATTTTTGATTTTTATATCATGTAATGCGTTCCATACGCCTCTTTTAGCATCAAAAAATTCTTTTAATAAATTAATATTATGTCCTGTGTCTTCATAATCAATAATAATGTGTAAATCGATGTCCGAGAATTCCGACCAATTATAATTTGCTAATGAGCCAGTCAGAACAACATCATGCGTAAAGAAATCGACGCCGAGAAAATCAATAAAATTATCAGAAAGTTCTAATAGCTTATCTCGAACAGATGGTATCATTATGTGCGTATCGTCAGTTTCTTTAAATATATCTGAAGATAAAGAA